TAATTAAAAATAAATATCTACTTTAAATATAATAACCGTCAAATAAGTTCAAGGCTTTAAAAAGCTCTTTTAGGTTTATCATTTAATAAACACACCCGTTTATTTAAGGATAAGCCTAATTTAAAATTAGTATCTATTAATAATAGTAATAGTAATAGTATATAAATAAAAAGTTTTTAAAATGAGTAAAACAGACCATATTACAAATATTCGTTATCCTTATGCTAAAACGTGGGATAAACAAAATTTTTATGTTGAATTTGAAGTTGGAAATATTCAAACATCTATGGCAAATGGGATTAGGCGAACAATTATTTCTGATATTAAAACAGTTGGGTTTCGAACTGAACCTTATGAAGCAAGTCAAGTTAATATAATTGTGAATGATACCCCTTTACATAATCAATTTGTTCTCCATCGTATCTCTTTAATACCTATACATATTGCTAAACCATATAAATTTGATGTTGATGATTATTTATTTATTATTAATGTTGTAAATGATACAAATTCAATTATTGATATTACAACTAAAGATTTTGAGATAAAGCGTATTTCAACAAATAAATTTTTACCAGAAGAAGAAGTTAATAAATTCTTTCCTCCTGACCCAATTACAGGGGATTATATATTAATTGATAGATTGCGTCCAAAATATTTTGTGCCATCTAAAACATTATCGCAAGAGGTAGTTGATGAAATGGGTAAAGTATTTATTAAAAAAACAGATGATGTAATGAGATTTCATATTGAAGGTAAAGCATGTATTAGTAATAGTAAAGAAAACGGGCATTTTTGTCCTACTTCGTGTGCTGCTTATATAAATACAGTTGATAATGATAAAGCAAAAATAGGACTTAAAAATTATATAGATAAACAAGTTGAAATTGCTAAAGATAATAATGTCTCATCGATGACAACTGAACAATTAACTAGACGTTTTGATTTAACTGAAAAAGCACGTTATTTTTATACAAATAATAAAGATGAACCAAATGTATTTACATTTAAAATTGAAACAGTTGGTGTTATTCCATCTTTGATTATATTTCATCGTTCAATTGATATTCTTAAAGATAAAATTAATACGTTTGTTAGTAATTTAATTAATAATAATGAAGATGTCATTACAATTAATCCATCATCTCAATTAAATGGTGGTTATGATATTATAATTAAAGATGAAGATGATACATTAGGAAATATTTTACAAACACATTTATGTTTATTATATGCTGATTATACTATTCCTAAAGAACAACGTAAATTACAATTTATAGGCTATAAACGTCCTCACCCATTAGAAAATTATATTATTCTAGTACTACACGGAAGTAGTAATGAAAAAATGACAACTTTAATTACCGATGTAATTAAACCTGGTTGCCAACAAATAAATAAAGTATTTAATAAAATACAAAGTGAATTAGAAAGTAATACTCATTTTGTAAGTGAATTGAAAAGAGTTAATTAATTAATTTATTTATTTAAAAAATCGACAATAACTTCTATATACACTTATTTTAACTTTTTAATTTTTAATTTTTAATTTTTAATTTTTAATTTTTAATTTTTTATATTAATTTAATTTAGTTAAATAATATTAGTTTAATTTAAATAAATAAAAATTATAATGTTTGAATTTATAACAATTGCTAGAATACTATTTAGTCTAGTATTTAGTCTTACATTTTTATATTTATCTCAATTTATTACTGAAGTAGGTAAAAAAAAGTGTCCTTTATCATCTAGTTTATATATTTCTAATGGCAAATTATTTGGTGGTATATTAATAATGATTGGACTTATTAATATAATACTACCTATAAATAAATTTATTTATAATATTCCTATTATTGGCACAAGTTATGTATTTATAATTATGATACTTATATTTGTTATGTTCTTTGTATTAAAAAGAATTATAAGTAATTTACAAGAAGATGAAAATAAAAAATGTAGAACTAAAAATTACAAACGATTAAGAGACTTTATAGAAAATAGAAGCATTGGTGAATGTATCTACATTACTGTTGCTATTTCAATAGTGTTTTTTTATTTGTAATATTGTAAAATAAAAAAATTGAATTTAAAAATAAACTATTACAATTTATTATAACTATAGTTAAACTATTACGTTTTTAGTATTTCTATTTTTACTTATTATTTCTTATAATTTATTAGTCATTATTTAATATTATTTTAATTATTATTAAAAATGAGTGATACTATTGAAACCCCTTTAGAAACTTTATCTATTAATAATGATGAAGGTTCAACATTTAATTATGTTAATAACTGTTTAGTTAAAAAATTTTATGAATTTATGGCTGATGTTTATATTGAACGTCAAAAAAAATATGAACACTATTTAAAAGATTTACTTAATGAAAAAATTGTTACTACGATACAAGACTTTCCTCAATACTTTCTATATAAATTATATTATCATTATGGTGTAAAACGTCGTATGACAAATGACCATATTGCTTTATTATATTATTCTAAAACTGCAAAAGGTTATAAAAATAAAGAGCCTATTACTATGTTATGTCGTCATATGTTACTTGATTTAAAATGTATGCGTATTATTTCTCTTGGTATTCCTAAAGCAGTTAAATTAGATAAATTTTGTGATACATATTCTATTAACAAATCAGATGCTTCAACAAATTATATAAAAAAAGAGGATAAAACAACTGATGATAAAACTAATAAATATGATATGTATTATTTTTCAGAAGGAACAATGATGACTTATAATCCAAGTTTAAGTAAATATAATTTTACATTTGTAGAGTGTGATGATAGTGATGATGAAGATGAAGATGAACCTAAAACTAAAACTGAACCTAAAACTGACACTAAAACTGAAGCTGAAGCTGAAGCTGAACCTAAAATTGAACCTAAAACTGAACCTAAAACTGAAGTTGAAACTGAAGTTGAAACTGAAGCTGCTTTATTAGAAAAATCTTTAGATATTGAAAAACCAGTAGAAATCAAATTTGTTAATCAATTTATTTATTCTACACGTAAAATTTTAGGCACAGGTCATTTTAATAGTTATAAATCATTTTTACAAATGTTTTTAGAAAACAATCTTATAAATAAAATAGATTTAAATAAAATACCAGAAGAATATATAAAAGACACTGTTCTTGTATTTAATATTGAACACCCTGATAATAATATTATTTCAACTATTAAACGTAATAGTAATATTTTATGTGGTGTTTTTAAATTTAAGAATGAAGAACAATCCAATCAAGAATTTGAAAAAATTACAACTATTACATATTCGCTTGAAAATGAAAGTGATATTAAAAAACATTTTGAAGTATTAGGTCATACTATGGTGACACAAATTAAAGTAAAAGATTTTAAGCAACAATTATATGACAATAATATTAAAATTAATTTACAATTACCTAAACTTATTAAATATTTTGAAAAATCAACTAGTGAAAAATCATCTGATGATAAAGAGGATAAATCTAATGATCTGAAGAAAGATAAAGAAATTCATGTGAATACATTTAGTTTAGAGCAATTAGAATATATTGTTGATAATAAATCTAAATTCTTTCATGGATATATTATTTATGGTAAAAATGGTGAAAGAACTAAAATTGCAAATAAAAAATATAAAGATTTATGTGAATTAAAAGGTAATAAACCTATTAATCTAGAACAATGTAATATTAAAAATTTATTTTACCTTTATATTAGATTAATTAAACAAAACACTGTTCAAAAATTTTTAAAAGAGTTTGATAGTGAAAATACAAATACAATTACAACTACACAACCTTTATCTTTACAATTTACATTAACAAGTTATAAGCAAATATTTATGTGGTTTTATAGTTTAGTTAATAATTACGCAATTAAATTATTTAAAGTATATCATTATTCTTTTGTTAAAAAAACATTTGAAAAGAAAAATATTCCTTTTTCATTAAAACCAATGTGTGGAGATCTTCATACATTGTATAAATCTAATAGTGTTCCTATTACAAAAAGTTTTATTGAACAATATTTAGTTGAGCAAACTGCTTATAAATTATATTGGCGACTATTTGATAATACTAAAGATGAAACTATTACTATTAATGAATGAATTATTTTAATATAAGTTAATTATTTATAAAATTATAAAATATAAGTTAATTAAAATAAATTTAATTATTTAATTGTTTTTTTTATTTTTTATTTTTTCAATTATTATAATAATAATAATAATAATATTAATATTATTTAGTATTATTTATTATTAAAATGAATAGTGATAATAATGAAATTAAATTATTAAATAATATCGTTAATAATTCTGTAGAAAATATTATTCAAGAAGCACAAGAACAATCACAAAATACAGTAGGAATTACTATTGTTGAAGAAGAAGAACAATCACAAAATACAGTAGGAATTACTATTGTTGAAGAAGAAGAACAATCACAAAATACAGTAGGAATTATGATTGTTGAAGCACAAGAACAATCACAGACTATAGTAGATAATACTATTAACAAATTACCTAAAATAAATAAAACTTTAGAAAATACAATAAATAATAGTGAATTTAAAACTTATATTAATAGATTAAATAATATTAATAATAATAGTGATAGTGATAGTGATAATAATAGTGATAGTGATAATAATGATAATAATACTGATAATGGCATTAAAACCGATAATATGGTTAGATTTCAAAATATGAGTTTAAATGATATAAAAACAATAGATAGATTTAGTAAGTCATTAAAATTACCTTCGGAAAACTCTAATATTTCAGAATCAGACTATAGTTATACCCACAATGTAAAATCACCAAAGACTAACTATAATAATACAATTAATCATATTAGATCAACAAAAAGTCAAAAACAACTTGATGGTATAGACGAAATTGATTATGTCTATAATAAATTACAAGATTATGTAAGATATATGACTATAAATAGAACAAATTATATTGTTATAATATGTAAAGCCGTTGAAATTATTGAAAATTATAAAGAATTAAAAAACAATAAGAATAAAAAAAATATTGTATCTAAATCATTAAATCGTATTATTTCAATAGATCTCGAAATATCTGAATTTGATAAACATTTATTTATAAATACAATGAGTAATCTTATTGATTTAATAATTGATTGCACCAAAAAAATAGATAATAATAAAACTATTAAACAAAATAATTTGTTTGATGATGATATTATTTTAGCAAAATCGGGTCAAATTATTCATTCATTAATTGATAAATTGACAACAATTGTAGTTAAAAAACATTATTGTATTGAAAAAATTTTAGTTAATATAGCAACACTTACACATATTTTAATGATATTAGTAGTTAAATATATTTATTTATCTGGATTAGAAAAAAAAATTATAGTAATTCAATCAATTAATAGTTTTATTAAAGATAGATTACAATTTATAATGGAAATAGATTCTGATAAAATAGAACCATTAAAATTATCTCTAGATGTAGTTCCTATTGCTATAGATTTAATAATTTCTTTAAAAAAAGGTAAATATAAAATAAATATAAAAGATGAAATATATACACATAAAGTAAAGCAAAGTTTTTTTAATTTTAAAAAGAAAAATGAAAAGAAGAATTTATTAGAAAATTATGTTTATTAGAAAATTATATATTTTAGATTTGTTTATTATTTTTTATCTTTTACAGTTTTAGTTTTATCAATAATTGATTTAATTAAATTATCGTTATTAATAGTTATGGTATTAATATTTCCTAATATATTAGTATTTGTAGTATTTTCTTCGTCATTAGGTTCAATATAACCTTTTCTATAGCGTTCAAATCTTTTTTTATCTTCACTATTCATTTTTTATATTAATAAATAAATAAATAAATAAATAAACTCAATAGTTTAATTTATATATTATTATTGTATTTTATTTTTATATTTGTTTAAAAATCACTATTTTATATGTTTATATTTTTATATCTTTATAAATTTATAATTTATTTTGCCGTTCCTTTTTTTACTTCTTTAGTTAAGATTTGATTAATAAAATTAAATCTCATTTCATTAGTAATAACAAACTCATCTTTAGAACTAATTTTTTCTTTTTTTTATTAAAGTATTCTAGATACAAGTTTTTATCTATGTATTCATATGGTATTATTTTATTATCTAAAAAATATATAAATAATATATAAATATTATCCCATTTTAAATCTTCAAGGGTGTAAATTATGTTTTGTTGTTTTAATATATTTATTATTCATATTTTATAATGGGCTTATCTTCTAATAAATAAGAGTGGTTTATATATTATAAGTATAGTTTATTTAGTTAATAATATAATTTATATTTTAATTTGTGCTAAAACATAAATTTACATATTTTTTAATTTAAAGATAATAACTTAATAAATATTAAGTTAGATTACTGTTTTTCTATCTGCCATTGATATATATACCATTAAAACGTTAAATCGACACACACTACGTATATCAATGTTTATAAAACTTATATGCTTTCAATCCTAAGGTATAAAAATGAAATGGAGTAAGTAATTAGTATATAGTGCATTGATATAGTAGTAATTTAAATATTATTAATTTGACAGAAAGAACCCCACATATACTAGGACGCAAGTCACGAATAAAAAACTTAACCGTTATTATATAGTATATATTTTAATGTAACATTAAAATATAGTTTGAAATTAATTATTTAATTTAATTAAATAATTAAAAATAAATATCTACTTTAAATATAATAACTGTCAAATAAATTCAAGGCTTTAAAAAGCTCTTTTAGGTTTATCATTTAATAAACATACCTGTTTATTTAAGGATAAGGCTAATAATAAATAATCATATAAAAAATGACAGAAGAGAATACTTTAAATGTTGAACAACATATAGATAATTTAATTGAAACTAGTTTGCAAAAACTTAATATTAATGGAACTAAAAATGAAAACAATGAAGAAAATAATACTCTAGCGAATATTGATGGTTTTAACACCGCATTACATCAATATTTAGAAATAGAAGAAGAGGTTAAAGTATTATTAAATGCTCTTAAACAACGTAATCAAAAAAAGAAAGAACTAGGACTGTCATTAAGTTCTTATTTACAAGACAATAATATTAATAATGTTAATTTGAATGGAACATATCAAGGTAAAAAATTAGTATCTACAGTATCTACAAAATCTATTGGTTTTAATAAAGTATCTGTTACAGAGGCTATTTATGATGAACTTAAAAATGATGAAGATATATTTGCTAAAATTATGGAGGCTATTAGTAAAAAATCTTTTATGAAAGAAATATATAATGTTAAAATTGTAAATGAAAAAGCAAAATCTAAAACAGAAAAAATTCAAAATAATTTAAGCACTGCTGAAGCATTATTGGAAGATTAATTTATTATTAAATTGGTATTTTTTAATTCGTTTTTTTAGATTTTGTTATTTATTTTATATTTGTAAGAATTAAAGTTTATATTAATAAGAATTAACATTTATAATTAATTAATTGTATATATAATGGACAATATTAAACTAATAGGAACAAGAGAAGAAGTTTATAAATCTCAAGCAAAAAAAACAATAGGTGGTTTAACTAAACCAGATATATTAGAAAAATGTAATAATGGTAAAACACATTATATTAGCAAAAAATTATCAGATAAAATGAGATTACAAATAAATACAATTCGTGAAAATAATCCTAATTTTTTTAAAAATAAAAAAAGAACACATTGTGTTTCTTTTATTCATAAAAATAATAATAGTAATAGTAATATTAATAGTAATAACAGTAATAATAGTAGTAATAGTAATAGTAGTAATAGTAATAATAGTATTTATAAAAATAAAAAAAAATCTAAAACTCATAAATTATCTTTTGAAATAAATAATAATAAAGTTAAAAATATATATTATCCAGAGTTAAATGGTTTAAATATAAAAGAATTAAAAGAAGAAATAAGAAGACAAGAGGAAGAAGAAAATGAAGAAGATGAATTAGAAAATATAGAAGAATTTAAAAGTATAAATGAATTAACAGAAGTTTTAACTAAACCACCACCAAAACAATCTGAAAATAATAATAAAAATATAAATTTTGTAATAGAAGAATTATCAAATGAAATATCTAGTTTTGATATTAATAGTTTATAAACTATTGTAATAATTCATCTATTTTTTCAATGATTTTACTATAAAAACGATGTATTACATATTTAGTATCGCTATTATCTATTGTTTTTCTTTTTTTTTTTATAAGATTTAGTGTTTCAATATTTTTACTATTATTATATTTAAAACGTTTTATATAATAATAAATACTAAATAAATCACATTCGAATGATAATGTATAGTCAGCATTTATTTTTTTTCTTATAATGGATTGTTCTTGTCTCATAAAATTATATTGTGAATGATGCTGTAATGTAAAGTTTGAAACTAAATATTTATTTGTAGATATAGTTTTAATATTCATATTATGTAATAGTTGAAGAGGTTGAACAATTCCTATTGCTTGAAAATAGTCTAATAATTCCCAATGTTTATCTATAAAAATTTTGTTATTAAGTAAATCAGCATTTTTTAATAATTCATAAATTGTATATATTTTTTTATAATATAATATTAAGTCTTCCTTAGATTTATGACTATGTGTTTTAATTTGTAATTCATAAATAATAGGTATTGTATTAATATATAAATTCATAAAATATATACCTGCATCTTCTGAACATATTCTATCAATAACTTCTGTCGGTACTGGATTTGTTAATATATAATTTAGTTTTTCTAGAGGTGTAATACAACTATGATTAATACTTTTAATTAATTTATTATTTTTATCATCATTATTTTCATCATTATTTTCATCATTATTTTCATCATTATTTTCATCATTATTTTCATCATTATTTTCATCATTATTTTCATTTTTATAATCACTAGTTTTATCACCAATATCTATTTGGTGATTATTATCTATTCGTTGATTATTATTTAATGATAAATAATAGGTATTTAATAATAATATAATTTGTCTATAATCACCACAAGCATTATTTATAATAGTATCTTTTATTGTATCATTAATTGTAAAATTTTCTTCTGTAGCAATTTTATTTATTAATTTTAAACAATCTTTAGTAGATGGTTTATTAATATTTAGTACAATACTATATTTCATTAATAATTGTAGTTTTTTATGTTTAATAGAATTACAGGTACAAATAACAGGACATAAATTAATTTGTTTTTTATTATCTTTATCTTTTGTTATAATATCTATTATTTCTTGAATTGAATTATATTCACTAGAACCATTCAATCCATCAATTTCATCCATTAAAATTGCTGTTTTTTTAAATTTATTATTATCATCAATACATACAGATACTTTACTAATTTGACCTAATGTTTCTTGTATTGTTTTTTTAGTTCTGGTATCACTCGCATTACATTCTATTATTTCATAATTATAGTAATCTAAAATTAAATATGCTAAAGTTGTTTTACCTATTCCTGGGGTTCCGTGTAAAATGAGAAATGGTTTAGCATCATCATTATTTTCAATTAAGTCTTTAATCCACTCTTTAACAACATTTAATTGTGTTTTAGAAATATAATAATCTGATAATGTTTTTGGTCTATATTTATCTAGCCAATATTTATTATTATTATTATTATTATTATTATTATTATTATTATTATTATTATTATTATTATTATTATTATTATTATTATTATTATTATTATTATTATTATTATTATTATTGTTATTGTTATTATTG